ATCTATTGAAAATGGAGCAATGATAAGATAAACAAGCACAGTTCTCTAATAGAGGACAATATTGGATTATTTGGGAGTTGTTCTCTACTAGAGAAAAATGGTACTATTCATTTACGGAAGAAAATAGAACAAAAGGAAGTGAAAAAATGAATAATATTAAGCAGCTTAGAAGTGAGGCAGGATTAACAGTTAGACAACTGGCAGAGAGAGCTGGAGTAGCAGCAGGGTATATAAGTACATTAGAAAATGATAGCGAGAATAATACTAATCCCTCCAAAGATGTAATGGAGAAAATTGCAAAAGCTTTAGCTTCAACAGTTCCAAAAATCTTTTATTAAGAGGTGAAAACATGGACAGGCTTTTGACAAAAAAAGATTTAGCTACAAAATGGCAAGTGTCAGAAAAGGCTATAGATGATTATAGGGCCAAAGGAATAATTACAGCTGTAAAAGGATTACCTAGCGTAAGATTTACCACACAACATATTGCAGATATTGAGGGAACTAAGTTAGAAAGATTTTCTCCTCTTGAAAGAAAAAAACTTGAGAGGGAAGTTGAAGAACTTAAAATAAAGCTTGAAAATGCAGAAAAGGTTATTGCACAAGTTCAAAAGTTAAGTACAGGACATGTTTATGATTTAAAAGCAATATAGGCTTAGATGCCTAATTAAAAATTCACTTCTACCTATACAGGCAAACACTTCTTAAAATATATTATGCAATTCACATCCAAAATATACCAATAAAGCGCAATGCTTTGTCAGAACAAAACAAATAAAATTTAGGGGGATGATTATTGTGAAAGAGGAACTTATCCAATTATTTAAAGATGGTAACAAAAGAGCTGGAGACGATTTTTACAATGCAAATTTAGGTTTAGTTTGCAATATAGCTAAAAAATATACGGGTATGCATATGGACCAGGAAGAAGTTTTTGCTATAGTCAATCAAGCATTTGCTCATGCAATGAAAAATTTAGATTTAGAAAAAGCAACATTTGGTACCTACTTCGGAGCAGTAGCGCGTGGCATGATATTAAGGCATTGCAGAGATTATGAAAACACTATTAGGACACAAAGAAAAGATAGAGAAGCAGGTAGAATAGTGTATTGTGACAGTTTAAACCAAGTAATATGCGAAAGCGAATCATCAGATATTACATTAGGTAGCAAAATTAAGTTAGTAGAAGATTACACTGGAGTAATTGTAGATGAAGCTTTAAGCAAACTCAATATAAAAGATAGGCAAGCATTTAAATTAAAACTCTTGTATGAGCTTTCACAAACTCAAATTGCTAAAATACTTGGAACTGGTCAAGTTAGTGTAAGCAGGCGTATTAGAAGAGCTAAAGCATCACTTAAAATAATTTTGAAAGAGGTGTGCTAAATGTCAGGTGGAAAAACCAGATGCAAACAGTGTGTTAATGCAGATAAAAAAGCAACTGAAGAGCCTTGCAATAAATGTGGAGAAGTTCAATTCTGTAGAAACAAGAATGATAACCAATTTTTAGATGCTAGTAAGAATTTGATGAGGGAGGATTAAACAAAAATGAGGTTGCCAAATGCTGAAGAAAAAGCATTACTCCGACAACTTGGCTATAACCCAAAGCACTTTTTAAAAGCAGATAAAGACTGGGAGAGCTTCACATTTGTAGAAATTAGGACAGGCTTAAAATTATTAATTAGGAGGTAACCCATGAGTAATAAGAGTTTAAGAAACTATATAAATTACTGCAAGAAAAATTGTGTACCAGCAACATTATTAGGCTTGAAAAATTGGAGTAAGTATTGCAAATAAAAAAGGACCCTTTTGGCGAGGATCCTCAGGAAATAAAATTATTAGCTTCATTATAGCAAAAGAAAGTGAGGTTGTATAGGTGAAAGAAAAATACAAGTATGTGCTCGAAGGAGTATTACAGAATTTAAGGTCAATAGATGGCCCGAATACTGCAGATGAATATATTGATGATTCTATAAAAATTATTGTTAAGGTTTTAAAGGAGGGAAATACATGCAAGAATTAGCATTAATATCCAAGACCATACCTGCTGTAGTTTCATTTAACTATGCTGAAATAGATGCTCATCTGGATGAAGTTTTAAAGAAGTATGGTGGCTTACTATTTACGGATGAAACTGTAGCAGAGTGTAAGAAAACCATAGCTGAACTTAAGAAAGGTAAAAAATCTCTTAATGATTTTAAGATAAAAACTAAAAAATTATTAACTGAAGATATCACAAAATTTGAGGATCAATGCAAAAAGCTAAGTGACAAATTTGATACTGTTATAAATCCTATAGGTGTCCAGGCTGATGCATTTGAGATTAAGAGAATTGAAGATAAAAGACTAGCTATTCAAACAATTATTGACACATTAACTGATGAAAGATTCTTGGAATACAAATATTATAGCCAATTAGTAATTACTGAACAAATGCTGAATAAAGGTACCAAAATAAAAGCTATTACTATAGATCTAACCAAGCAAGCTGACTTATTACTTTCTCAACAAAGTATAGAGGAAGCAAACATTGAGTTAATAAAATCAAAGGTTGAACTTGCTAACGCTCAGTATGGAGTTACTCTACTAAATAATTTATATTTATCATTGCTCAGTGATGGTAAAGACGTTAATAGCTTGGTTAAAATGATTAATGAAAATGCCGAACAAACCAAGATTAGAGCGGAGGAGGCCGAAACTGAGAAATTAGCAATTGAAGTAAGAAGGATTGAAAGAGCAGACAGGCTTGCAGCTGAAAAGGTTGCTCAGGATGCAAGAATTAAAGAAGCAGATAGGATTAACAAGGAGAGACAAATTGAGTTAGCTGAGAGAATTGCGTTACTGGCAGGAGGAAGACAAGCTGAGGAATTTGAAGAGTCTAAGAGGCAAATGCAAGCAGATAAAAAAGCAGAGGAATCAAAAGTTGCATGGTCGGCCGAAATTAATAAATACAGACTGGAAGCTATGGAAAAAGAATGTCTTGGAAAAGTTGTTACACCTAATCCATGCTCAATAGAAACCCAGGAAGATGCAGAAGTATTGGCTACAGAAACTTATACAGTTACCGGAACAGAGTCACAACTAGATGCTCTTGAAGCTTATCTTAATACAAATGGTTATGTATGGATCTAAGGAGGTGTATATAGATGCTTGAAAAAATAGCCCTGGTTAAGTTTAAAAACTTTTCTGCAGCTGAGCACATGGAATACTCTTATAACACTGATATAGAAGATTTAAAGGAAGATGACATAGTTGTGGTACCAACTAACAATTCGTACTCAACAGCTTATTTCTCAAGATACTCAGATAATAAGCAACATATCAGAAATGCTACTAAGTGGATCATACAGAAAGTAGATATTGAAAGCTTTGAAAATAGAATGTTTTTAGGAGGTTTTGATTAGATGGGTAAGTTAAAGAAAATAGCTTATCAGATAGAAAGTGGAGAGACTGTGTATTTGCATGAGAGAGTTATCAAAGGCATAACTAAGAGTGCTTATATCACAAAGCAGTGCATTGAAGAACATCCAAGAAGATTAATAATTGAATATAAAAGTAAAAAGTTTAAGTCACATGGTTCAATGGAAATTATTGATCTAGGTCCAGATGAAGATGTCAAGGAGGAAAAATGATGGCTAAAATTGTTTCTGTTAAGTTTGGCAACAATCCGAGAATAGAATATCTGGAATATAGCTATTTCACTGATATAAAGGATTTAAAAAAGGGTGAGGAAGTAGTTGTGGAAACAGATTATGGTACCGTAATAGCATATTTCATAGGCTCTATAGAACCAAATACACCTGCAGCACAGGAAGCTACTTCATGGATAATTCAAAAGGTTGATTACTCTAAAATGTATGAAAACAAAGCAAAGCAATTAAGGTTGCAAGAAATTAGAAAGATATTTATGGAGAAAAAAGCAGCAGCTGATGAAAGGCATATGTTTGAAATTATAGCTGATGCAGATGATTATATGCAGACATTATTTAAAGAATACAACGCATTAATAAGATAAAAAAAAACAATATTGAGGAGGAAATATAATTTATGAAAATAACAGCAGAATTTAATTCAACAGAGGAGCTAGTAAGCTTCATTGGTGCCTTTGGTGCTAAGAACTTAGTACCAAGTCAAGGAGTTGCTAACACAGTTAGTGTGGTTACACCTGTAGCAGAAATTAAAAAAGTAGTTAAGAGTGAGGTTGTTAAAAAAGAGGACAAACCTGTAGCTCCAGTTAAGGAAGATAAGCCAGTAGAGGAAATCATTCCAGATAATAGTGCAGAGCTCAAAGAAGAAATTGAGCGTGATCAAAAAGAAAGTGAAAAGGAAGAAGTTAATGTTACTAAGGAAATGGTAAGAGAAAGACTTGGAGTGATAATGAAGTCAGGTAAGCAGGCAGAAGTTAAAGCACTTGTAGCTAAACATGGTGCTAGTAAGTTACCGGATCTAAAGGAAGAGGAATATGCAGCAGTATATGAAGAAGCGGAGAAATTACTATAATGGCACAACATGCAATACTAAGCGCAAGTGGCGCCAAGAAGTGGTTAAATTGCCCGCCTAGTGCAAGATTGGAACAACAATTTAATAATAGTACCTCTGTAGCTGCGGAAGAGGGTACGCTAGCACATGAGCTTGGGGAGTTAACACTTCAAAAAGAATTAAAACATATAAGTATTCGAAAATTTAACAGTGAATTTAAGAAGATACAAGCACATGAACTTTTTGCAAATGACATGCCTGATTATGTAGATATTTATGTAAACACATGCATGGAGAAAGTTTCTGAGGCTAGAGCAAAAACATCTGATGCAGTTATTTGCTTAGAACAAAGACTTAATTTTAGTGAATGGGTTCCAGAAGGTTTTGGCACCGGAGACATGGTTATTATTGCAGATGGAACAATTGAAATTATTGACCTTAAGTATGGTAAAGGTGTTCCAGTAAGCGCGGTAAATAACATACAAATGAGACTTTATGCTCTAGGAGCAATAGCAGAGTTTGAATTTTTATATGATATGCAAAATGTAAAAATGACCATCATCCAACCTAGACTAGACAGTATTAGCACAGATGAAATAAAAGCAGAAGATTTATTAAAATGGGCAGAAGAGATATTAAAGCCTACTGCAGCACTTGCATTTAAAGGTGAAGGAGAATTTTGTGCAGGAGAGCATTGCAGCTCTGGCTTTTGTAGAGCAAAAGCCATATGTAGAGCTAGAGAAGAGAAGAACATGGAACTCGCTAAGTATGAATTTAGTGATGGTCCAACATTAAGTACAGAGGAAATTGCAGATATCATAGGAAAATGTGATGAATTAGCTAAGTGGGCAAAAGATATTCAGGAATATGCACTAGAGCAAGCAGTAGCTGGTATTGGATATACAGGTTGGAAACTAGTCGAGGGTAGAAGTAATAGAAGATATACAGATATTGCTAAGGTTGCAGAGATACTGTTAGAAAATGCATATGATGCAGAGGCAATATATAAGCCTCAAGAACTCCAAGGGCTAACTAATATGGAGAAAACAGTGGGTAAGAAAAGACTTAGTGAATTACTTGAGGGTTATATAGAAAAGCCAGTTGGCAAGCCTGTGCTCGTAGTTGAAAGTGACAAAAGAGAAGTATTCAATAAAGTAACTACAGATTTTGAGCCAGTTGCTAATGCCTAAGAAGATATATGACACAGAGAAGATATTATATCTTTATAAAAAGTATGGAACTATTCAATCAGTTCAGATGCGGTTAGGGTATGCTCCTGCAACAATTAAAAAGCTATTGTTGGAAAATGGAGTAGAACTTAAAAAACATATCCCAGTAAGATGGGATATTAAACAAAATTTAAAAAATAAAAATACGAGGGAGACTAAAATATGAAAGTAACAGCTAAAAGAACAGGAACTAAGGTAACTACAGGAAAGGTTAGATTAAGTTATGCTCACCTATTTGAAGCAGCAGCAATTGAGGGAAATGAGCCTAAATTCTCAGTTAGTGTAATAATCTCTAAGAATGATAAGGACACACTTAAGGCAATCAAAGATGCTGTAGAAGAGGTTAAAGAAACAGGCAAAGCTAAGTGGGGAAATAAAGTTCCACCTAATCTAAAAACACCTTTAAGAGATGGAGATGCAGAAAGACCAGATGATCCAGCATATGAAAACTGTTATTTCTTAAATGCTAGTAGCAAAAATAAGCCAGGCGTAGTAGACCAAAATGTTCACCCAGTACTTGATGCTACAGAAGTTTACTCAGGATGCTATGGCAGATTAACAATTAATTTTTATCCTTTCTCAGCTTCAGGTAACAAAGGTATTGCAGCTGGACTTGGTAATGTACAAAAGCTAGAAGATGGAGAGTCATTAAGTGGTGCATTTACTAAGGCAGAGGATGACTTTGATTCAGTAGAAACTGCAACAGATGATTTCTTAGGGTAATAAATAGGGAGTGAATTTAGATGGCTGATGTCTTATGTATAGATGTTGAGACATATAGCAGTGTAGATATTGCAACCTCAGGGGCTTACAAATATTGTAGTGCCCCTGATTTTGAAATAATGCTATTTGCCTATGCTTTCAATGATGAAGAAATACAAATTATAGATTTTACAAAAGATGAAATATTACCAAATAGAGTTATAGATGCTCTTGCTGATCCTCAAGTAATAAAGTCAGCTTTCAACGCGAATTTCGAGAGAAATGCTATAAAAAACTTTTCTAGAATACCAACACCACCAGAGATGTGGCAATGCACAATGATCAAAGCTTTAACAATAGGATTACCTGGCTCTTTGGGCATGGTAGGTACTGCAATGCATCTACCAGAAGATAAGCAGAAAATGAAAGAGGGTAAAGCTTTAATACAATATTTCTGTAAACCATGCAAGCCAACTAAAGCTAATGGGGGAAGAACTAGAAACCTTCCTGAGCATGATATGGAAAAGTGGGAAATCTTTAAAACTTATTGTATACAGGACGTTGTGGCTGAAAGAGATATAAAAAATAAATTAAGTATATATCCAACTACAGATAAAGAACAAAGGCTCTGGGAACTGGACCAAAGGATAAATGACAGAGGTGTAGGCACTGACATAGTTATGATTGAAAAAGCTATGGAATGTGACTGTAGTTATTCTGAAAGACTTAAGAAAGAAGCTATTAAAATAACAGGATTAGCTAACCCAAATAGCACAGCACAACTTAAAAAATGGATAGGTGAAAGATTAGGCCATGAAGTAACAAGTCTAACCAAAGAGAGTGTACCAGAACTACTAGAAGAGGCTACAGATGAAAATGTGGTAAGAATTTTAGAACTAAGACAACTTATGGCCAAGACCTCTATTAAAAAATATCAGACAATGCAAAATTCAAGATGTGAAATAGATGGAAGAATAAGAGGACTATTACAGTTTTATGGGGCTAATAGAACTGGCAGATGGGCCGGAAGATTAGTCCAGGTGCAGAACTTACCACAAAACCATTTACCCGACTTAGATGATGCAAGGAACTTAGTAAGAACTGGACAATTTGATCAAATAGAATTTCTTTATGATAGCATTCCGGATACCCTTTCACAGCTTATAAGAACCGCTTTTATACCTAGAGAGGGTAATAGATTCATGGTAGCCGACTTCTCTGCAATAGAGGCAAGAGTAATTGCATGGCTTGCAGGTGAAAAATGGAGACTTGATGTTTTCAATACTCATGGGAAAATATACGAAGCCTCAGCAAGTCAGATGTTTAAGGTACCAATAGAATCTATACACAAAGGTAGTGACCTTAGACAAAAGGGAAAGATAGCAGAACTTGCGCTAGGTTATGGTGGCAGTGTTGGAGCTCTGGCATCTATGGATAAAGCTAAAAGTATTCCTGAAGATGAACTTCCGGGCCTTGTTAAAAGTTGGAGAAGTGCAAATGTTAATATTACAAAGTTTTGGTGGGATTGTGATAAGGCTGCTAAGAAAGCTATTACTGAAAGAACAACAGTATGTATGCAATTTGGTCTTAAATTCATTTATGCTCCTGGAGTCTTATTCATCCAACTACCCTCAGGTAGAAAATTAGCTTATGTAAGACCTGCTATAGAAGATGGTAAGTTTGGTAAGCCAGTAGTAACTTATGAGGGCATGGAGCAGACAACTAAGCAGTGGGTAACACAGGAAACTTATGGACCTAAGATTGTAGAGAATATAGTCCAAGCAGTTGCAAGAGATTGTCTAGGCGAGGCAATGTTCAAAGTAGAAGCTGCAGGCTATCCAATAGTGATGCATGTCCATGATGAAATAATAATGGATGTTCCCAAAGGCTTTGGCACCATGAAAGAAGTTAATGATATTTTCGGAGAAACTCTAGACTGGGCTCCTGGACTTCCACTTGGCGCAGATGGATATGAAACAGAGTATTACAAGAAAGACTAAGTCTCAATTTTAGGAGGCAAGCTTGATGATTGTATTAAAAATAATAATTGTGATGTTGGTAATAAGTGCTGGATTAACTGTAAGTAGCCTTTGTATTTTAAGTGGTGAGGGTAGTGAAATAGAAAGGAAAAATGAATGGGACAAATAAAGAAGTATTCATTTAGTGTGGTAGCAGGAATAATAACTGGGTATTGTTTAGCTGAAATTATAATTTTGATGATGGAGGTATTTAATTAAATGGAAGAATCAAATATAAGGGTATTACCTCATGTGTGCCAACGATGTAAAGATTTAATATTACCACCTTTTGAAAATCTACGTGAATTTAAAGACAATAAATCTGAAGAGACAGTAGAGGTTTGCAGAAAGTGTAAAAACCATGAGTGAAATAGGTTTAATGATTTACCAAGAAAGAAATAAAAAGAAAATGTCAAAACACAGGTTAGCTCAGTTAGTTGGATGCACAACTAGAGCAATTGAATACTGGGAAAATGGTAAAAGAAATATGAGTTTAGATAATGCTGGGAAGGTATTTAATGCTTTAGAATTAACTTTAAAAATAGGTTATGTGAAAGAAAAATTTAAAGTTGAATAATCTCTAGTAAAAATGAGGGGGAAATTATGAAGAATACACTTGGTGATTTAAATAATCATTTATTCGCCCAGCTAGAACGACTAGGTGATGAAGATTTAAAAGGTGAAGAATTAATAGAAGAAATGAATAGAGCTAGGACAATAAATGAAGTTGCAAAAGGAATAATTTCTAACGGGAATCTGGTATTACAAGCTGAGAAATTCAAAGCTGAAACTTTAGGCAGGAGTAATGCAACATCACCTAAGATGTTGGAGGGGTAGCTATGACTCACAGATTTACTGACATAGAAGTTGATTTTATTAAAGAAAATATAAAAGGGAAAAACACTTATGAACTTACAGAGATGTTTAATGAACAGTTCGACACGGATTTAATACGAAATCAAATAAGGTCTTGTATAAAAAATCGTAAAATAACAAGCGATATAGATAAGAAAAATTTAAGTGAATTTCATAAAAAAACATATACAGAGGAACAAGAACAATTTATTAGAAATAATGTTAATGGTAAAAGTAGCAGAGAATTAACCGCTATATTTAATGAATATTTTGAATTGAATTTTGATGTTTCTCAACTTAGAGCTTATAAAAAGAACCATGCTTTAAAAAGTAATTTAGATCTTCGGTTTAAAAAAGGAAATATTCCTTATAGTAAAGGTAAAAAAGGGACAAAGGGATGGGTATCAACTCAATTTAAAAAAGGTAATATGCCTTATAATCATTTGCCAGTTGGTAGTGAAAGAATTAATGTTGATGGTTATCATGTTGTTAAAATAGCAGAACCAAACAAGTGGAGATTTAAACATCTATTGGTTTGGGAAGAACACAAAGGAAAAATACTGAAAGGCTATGCTGTAATTTTTGGGGATAAAAACAGAGATAATCTTGATATTGATAATTTAATTCTAGTTACTAAGAAACAATTATTAATATTAATTAGAAATAAGTTAATACAAGGTCATTCTGACTTAACAAAAACTGGAGTTATTATAGCAGACCTGTATCAAAAGATAAGTGAAAGAAAGAGTAAAACTTAGCTACAGAATATGATAATATTATGAATTTAAAGGAGGATTACTATGAGTAGATTAAAGAAGCTATTGAAGGAATTTAAACAGGCAAGATACCCAGAGCAGACTATAAGGGATGTTAGATACTATGGAGGAGACCATTATGATTATATCTATAATGGCAAGGAGCTTAAAAAAGAACCAAGAGTAAAAGCCAACACTATTGAGGAGCAAGCTAATAACTTAGAAACTGAAAAAAGTTACTGGGATTATTAAAATGATTATATTATGAAGAATGGAGGGGCGAAGATGGAAGATGGTTTAAAAGTAGTTGTTTCAAACATTCCAAGAGAGCGTTGGAATGATATACAAAATAAAATTTTTAGAATGTTGCTTGTTGAAGAAGGATTTGAGGTTGAAACAATAAGTATTGAAGATGGAATTACAGAATCTTTCCTCGGTCATGAATTTGAAATTACAGAGAAATAATGATTACGTAGTTGAAGCTCATGAGCGAGTGCTTCGACTAATAATATTAGAGGAGTTTGTAACATGAATGAAGGTTTTACTATTAAATGTAATCAATGTGGTAAAGAAAGTATTTTTACTAATAGAAAACTAAACAAATGGAAAGGTATTAAAATAAGCAATAAGTATATAAAGATAGGGCTTGATTGGGGATATGAAGAAGGAGAACTAGAGTGTAAATGCGGTAATAAATTAAATCTATAGTACGCAATACAAAAATATAGCGAAATAATGGGGGAGGTAATAGATTGAATCGCAAAGCTAGGAGAGCACAACCAAAGGAGATCCAGAAGGTTACTAGTATTACTAATCATATTAATAGTTTAACACCAGTGCAGGCAAGAATAGCAGACCTAGTGGCTACTGAGAGAGCAGACATAATAGTTGATAGATATATACAAAACTTTGAAAAACTGTTTGATAGAAATATGAGTGCAGCACTTATAGATTATGAAATTCCTTATGAAGACATATCAGGTATACAAAGTAATATGTCAAAAATGTTACTTGAAGATAGTAAAAAGTCAAAGAAATTAGAGGAGGGAAATTTTAATATGACAGAGATTGAAATCAAAGTTACAGAAGCAGTAAAGGAATTATTAAAAACAGAGGTTAGCAAAAAAGAGAGTATAGAAAAATTAAGAGATAAGTTTCCAAGGCTCTCTAGGTCCATGCTAATAAATGCCTATGCAAAAGTTAAAAAGGATATGGGGCTTACTGAAAATAGAATATCTAAAGAAACAGTATATGCTGAATTTGACAGATGCGCTGTTAGATTAAGTGGAACAGATATGGTAGCTAATGCTATTAAAAAGTTTAATTTTACAGATAGCACAGCTAAAACTTACTACTCTAAATGGAAAAATCAATATATGGTACCAAAAATAGAAGAGGATCCTATTGCTCCGGATGATGAGCCAATAATTAAAGATGCAGCTGCACCAACAAAGCAATTAGAAGAAAATGCTGAAAAGATAATTAAAATAGTTAAAGGAAGACAATGCATAGAGCAAGCACCAGTAATAAATGAATTGGAGGTTGTTGAAGTGAAAGGATCATTAAAAATAATAGAATCTACTGTTGTAGTAAGAAAGACAGTCAAGGTAGAGGGTAGTAATGGTATATATGCAGCTGATACTGAAAAGGGTGTTTCTCTTAGCAAAGAAGATAGGTGTATAGCCTTTAGCACTATAGAAGAACTTGATGAATGGGTAGCAGAGTTTAAAGCTGTATTTGCAATGGTGGTGTAAAGAAAATGAGATATAGATATAGGATTCCATTAACACAATCCCTGTAAGCAGGGTTACAAGGTTTGAGGGTACACAGCCCAATAGATTTACAATCCATGAAGAATGAACCGAATAAGGTGTTTAGTTAAAGTATAAATTCCTCTATAGTTGCGTGAGGGCTAAAACTATATGTTTTAAGTGAAAGTTAGATAAAAAGGTGATGAAGTATACGGACCTCTAAATAAGCTTAGAGTTGAAATGTTTTGTATATGCCTGAACATGGGAAGCCTTGAGGAATAACCGACTTGATGTGTAAAAACATTGAGAAGGTTGTATTAATGGAAAAGTATGTAGTTTGTTATAGCGGTGGTCATAGTAGTGCATTAGTGGCCATAGAAACTGTAAGAAAGTTTGGAAAAGAGAATGTAATTCTATTAAATCATGATTTGAGCCCAGAGGTTGAACATGAGGATATTAAAAGATTTAAACAAGAAGTAGCTGATTACCTTGGAATAGAAATAACCTATGCAAACATGGATGGTTGGGAAACAAGTTCACCTTTGAAAATTTGTAGAAATATAAAGGCTTTCAAAGTTGGAAATGGAACTGCTCTGTGTACCAATAGACTAAAAACAGGACCTTTTAATAAGTGGCTTAAAGATAATTACCCAGTGGCAAAAGGAGAAATTAGAGAAGATATTACAATATTATATGGATTTGATAAAGAAGAAACTTCAAGAATACAAAGGCGCATAGGTGTATTAATAAGCCAAGGATATAAAACAGATTACCCTTTAGCTTTCTGGGATAGGACAATATCTGATACAAATGAGATAGGGATTAAAAAACCCATTACTTATAAATTATTTAGACATGCTAATTGCATTGGCTGTTTAAAAGCTGGTAAGCAACAATGGTACTTAGTTTACTGTTTATACCCTGCAATATGGAATGAAGCAATAGAGACAGAAAAAGCTATAGGATATAGCATATTAAAAGATGTTTACTTAGATGAACTAGAACAAAAATTTAAAGTTATGAAATGTAAAGGTATTATACCCAGTGAAGGTATAAAACAACAAACATTTTGGGCAATGGTTAGAAAAGAGTTGCCAGATGGTGGCGAAAATTTACCATGTGATTGTAGCTATTAGAAATAATTAAAATTTAGGGAGAGTGTAATAATTGGATAAAATTAGAGACATTTCAATCAATGAGGCAATACTCCATGTGCTGGATACAAACTCAGATGAACCAATTCTAAACAACTACATGATGCAGCTTAATGATGAGTCCTACAAATTTATTCTAAGCCATATTGAGAGAGTTCTTAAAGATGAGAACTTAAAATATGCCTCATTTAAAGCTAAGGATACAGTGGTTAAAGAAGTTAGCCAGGACTACCTGAATGGGTTAGTAGATCTAAAAACAGTTTCAGGGGAAATTTCAAAAGACTTATTTGAAATAATGAAAGCTAATGAGGGTATTCCATCCTGTGACCTTTTAGTTATATCTTTTGCAACTGAGTATGGTCCAATGCTGGGAATATTAAAGATGGATTATGTTAAGCAATATACCCACAAAATTGACATCATTGATAACAATGTTGGAATAGGCTTGATTCCTATAATAACAGGACTGTCAGCAAGTAAGAAGATCTCCAAATGTGCTTTCATAAGACCTGTAAGAGCTGGTCAAGAGTATGACTTACTTGTACTAGATAAAAAGCCAATCATAGATACTGATGGAGTTAATTATTTCTTAGATAACTTCCTTGGGTGCTCTGTGAAAGAAAATGATAGAGATGCAACAAGAAACTTCATGGCTGCAGTTGAAATATGGACAAGAAGTAATTGTAAGGATGAAGCGGTTAAGGCAGAAAAAATAAGAACTTCTGTTAGGGAGAGTCTTAGGAATAATGAAGATATAAATATTTATAATTTAGCACAAGAAATAATTTCACAGTATGAGCCTGAAACTAAAAAAAGTTTTATTGAATATCTTCAAGGATATAATTTAGAAAAATTCCAGGTGGATAGAGAATACTTGGAAAAGAAGCTAAGTAATATAAAAATTAAAATAAGTAGTGATATTGAATTAAGTATCACCGGAGATGTTTACAATGACCTTGGTAAGTTTGAAGTTGTAGACAATGGTGATGGCAGCATAGACATGGTAATAAAAAATATTGAGAACTACGTTGAAAAATAGCCACAGAAGTTAAAAGGATAATTTGAGCATGAAAAAAGGAGAGGGTTATTTACTCTCTCCATCTTCTAAATATTCCTTTAATATTTTATTAAGTTGTTGGCTGAAACTTCTATCCTCTTTACTAGCTAACTCTTTAATGCTTTCAAAGATGTCTTTATCTATACTAATTGATGTTTTAGTTTTCTCCATAATTATCACCTCAAAATTATTATAACATTATATTATATTTTATGCAAAAGTATTTAAAAGTATTTAAAAGTATTCTAAAGTGTGATATAATATATGTAAGGAAGTGATAATTATGCCAATGAAAATATGTACCAAATGTAATAAAAAATTGACAATTAATAGCTTTGGTAAACTCGCAAGAAGCAAGGATGGTTTAGCAACTTGGTGCAAGGAATGTAAAAAGGAGCATAGGAAGTTAACTAAAGACAGAATAGAAATGCTTAGAAAAGAGTATGTAATAAAAAATAAAGACAGAGTAAGCACAAGTAGAAAAAAATATAGACTAGAAAATAAAGAAAAAATAGTAGGATGGCGCA